AGGATGACAGGATTAAACTTCAAAGCAGCAATCAGTCAGAATTGATAAATCAGCGCAAGAACGATCTTCCGCCGATAAATTTCGAGTCAAACGAGGATTCTTTGGATGGGTTTAGCTTTGAGGAGTTCGAACCTAGATAAAGTATTGGTATTCAATAAATTACTATCTTTGTTAAAATAATCTAATCAAATGGAAATAAAAGTTAGAGACATAGGGTCAATGCCCGAGAAAAGCGTTAGCGAATTGGAAGAGGAGGTTATAAACTCCGTTTCTAATGAAAATGACGAAAATATTACAAAAGATGACGATTCGGATGGATCCGAAAGTTCGTCTACTGTGGTAGAAAATGAAGGCGAAAGCGAAGGTCTAATTAAGATGTCCGAAGCGGATGTCTTATCGTTCTTTGAAGATAAGTATGGCTACAAGGCTGAGTCCATAGATAGCATCATTAATCCGAAAAGTGTAAAGAGCGACATCCCTGAGGATGTTCAAAAGTTCTTAGACTTTAAGAAGGAAACAGGTAGAGGTCTTGAGGACTTCTACAAAGTTCAGAAGGATGTTAACTCTATGGGTGAAGATGTTCTTTTGCGTGAGTACATCTCGTCTCAGAATCCCGAATACGATGAAGATGACATTGATACTGTTTTATCTAGCTTTTCGTTTGACGAAGATCTTGATGATGAAATGGACATCAAGAAAGCCAAAGTAGCTAAGAAAGATATGGTTTCTAAAGCCAAGAAATGGTTTAATTCTCAGAAGGAAAAATATTCCGCACCGCTTGAGTCAAGCGTGTTAGGACTTTCCGATGAAGAGAAGGCTGAATTCGAGGAGTTTAGAAAGCAAAAGCAGAATGCGGTTGAAAGTCAGAGCGACATTCAAAGAAAGAGAGAAAAGTTCACACAGGAAATGGACAAAGTATTCTCATCTGATTTCAAAGGTTTTGATTTTAAGGTGAGTCTAAACGGAGAAGAAAAGAGTTTTTCTTACAAGCCCGGATCCTCCGAGGACTTGAAAAAGGCAAACTCTAGCCCTATGAACATGATCTCTAAGTTCCTCGAACAGGATGGAACGATTAAGGATGCGTATGGCTATCACAAAGCGCTTTCTGTAGGAATGAACCCCGAGAAGTTCGCGCAGTTTTTCTTTGAGCAGGGAGTTGCAAGTGCCATCGAAGATTACGATAAGAGCACAAAAAACATCTCCATGAGCGAAAGATCAAAACCAACAGGGTCAACTTCAAAGGGTGATTTCAGAGTCAAGCCGGTGACAAGCGGAGACAATCCGGATAGACTTAAAATAAGAGTCCGCAAGTAGTTTTATATTTTATAACCCTTAAGAAAAAAGAAAATGGCAGGTTCAATATCAGTATCACCAACCTATGCGATACAGCCTAGTGCTCAGCAGGTCGCAGTTTCAACAAATTACATCACTAACTTCAACTTCTTGAATCAGTATCTTCCCGATACTTATGAGAAGGAGTTTGAACGTTATGGAAATCGAAGCATCTCATCATTCATGCGAATGGTTGGTGCTGAGATTCCGAGCACATCAGATTTGATCAAATGGTCAGAGCAAGGTCGACTCCACATCAAGTACACGAACTGTACTTCTGCGGGTGCTCCATTAGCAACCACGGCGATTATTACGGTTAACGACACTTTGGTTCCGAACAGAGCTTCTATTGGTTTGACCACCGGTACTATCGCTTTTCGAGTTGGCCAAACTGTTGTTATTTCAGCGAACAATGGTTCCGGATCCAACAAAGGTATCATTACGGAAGTAGGTGCACCGGGTTTGCTTGCAAACCAATTCAGAATCGCGTACTACGAAGGTGGTGGACAGGCGTTCGCTGCCGGTACTCCATGTACTGTGTTCATTTATGGTTCTGAGTTCAATAAAGGAACTGCCGGAATGGTAGGGTCTCTTGAGCCGGATGATGAGATCTTCGAAACCAACCCAATCATCTTGAAGGACACCTATGAAGTTAGTGGTTCTGACATGGCTCAGATTGGATGGGTAGAAGTTACCACAGAGAATGGTGCCACAGGATACCTTTGGTACATGAAGGCATCTAGCGAGACTCGTCTCCGCTTTGATGACTACCTCGAAACATCAATGATCGAAGCAGTTCCTGCAGCAGCGGGTTCGGGTGCTTTGGGTGCCAACTACAAGGGTACTCCCGGTTTCTTCTACACAGTAGAGAGTCGTGGAAACCTTTGGTCAGGTGGTAATCCAAATACGCTTTCAGACTTTGACACCGTTGTTGGACGTCTCGACAAGCAGGGTGCTATCGAGGAGAACGTTCTGTTCTTGAACAGACAATTCTCTTTCGACATTGATGACATGCTCGCAGCTCAGAACAGCTATGGTGCGGGTGGTTCTTCTTATGGTCTTTTCGACAACGATGAGACAATGGCTTTGAATCTTGGTTTCACAGGATTCCGTAGAGGTTACGACTTCTACAAGTCAGATTGGAAGTACCTCAACGACCCAACAATGAGAGGTGACCTCGCTTCGGGTGCTGTTAACGGAGTATTGGTTCCCGCAGGAACTAAGAGCGTTTACGATGAAGTAATGGGTAAGAACGCCAAGCGTCCATTCCTCCACGTTCGCTACCGCAAATCTCAAACTGAGGATCGCCGGTACAAGACTTGGATCACAGGTGGAGCAGGCGGAGCTACCACAAGCAATATTGACAAGATGGAAATCAGTTTCTTGTCAGAAAGAGCTATCTGTACATTGGGAGCTAACAACTTCTTCATTTTCAAGCAGTAGTCTTAATAGTAGTTTTGGAAGGGGAGGTTAAATCCCTCCCCTTTTTTTTATCATCAAATTCAATCGATTAAAATGAGTAAGTCAATCAGTAAATTCCCATTGGAATTAAAGGACCGCACCTATCGCCTTAAAAACGGTGCATCACCATTATCTTTCATAATGTCTAGTAGGGATACAAACAGAAAGCGTTTGCTCTACTTTGACGAAGAAACAAAGACGCAGAGACCTTTAAGGTATGCGCGAAACCAACCCACACCATTTCAAGACGAACAGGATGCCAATGTTATTTTGGAGCCAATAATCTTTGAGGATGGCATGCTTTACGTTGACAAACAGAACACAGCTCTTCAATGGTTTTTACACCTCACTCCCGACCGAGATAAGATATTTGTCGAGGTTGATGAGGAGAAGGACGCTCAAGAGGAGGTGGATAGATTGGATATGGAGGCCGAGGCTATCATACAGGCTAAAAGCATATCCTTGGAGCAAATGGAGGCTATCGCTAGATCTTACCTTGGTTTAAACCCAACAAAGATGACTTCAGCAGAATTGAAGAGAGATATTAGGCTGTTCGCTAGAAACGAGCCCGAAATGTTCCTTTCTGCTTTATCTGACCCCGAATTAAACCTTGGAGGAGAGGTGATGAAGTATTTTGAGCAACAAATTCTTTCATTGCGAAAGAACGATAAAGAGGTTTGGTTTAATCTCCCATCAAACAAAAAGAAAATGTTGGATGTCCCTAATGGGAAAACACCATACGAGGCTTGTGCTGATTACTTCTTGACCGACAACGGTATAGAAGTTATGGCGGCTTTGGATGAATATCTTGTTTGATAATTACTTGGGAATCAGTATATTTGAATTTTAAAACATAGACTTTATAGATCATGGAAAAATTCTTATCAATCCCGGTAACAGGGCAGCAAGACCAATTGGTTTCTGCCACAGACATCAAGCTTATCAAGCAAGCATCAACAACCACCGTTACAATCACTTATGGCGGAGGTAAAGTAGTCACCATCACCCACGCAACAAATGCGGGAGCTAGTGATAGAACTCAGAGAGATGCCATTCAAAGTGCCGTTATTGCTGCACTTCAAACCGTTTGGAACAGAGCTGCATATCAAATTGCAAGCTTGCCATACGCAGTAAGTGGAGTTACAATCGCCTAACACCAACCCACATAACCACTCCCTTAAAGGGGCACTTCTTTATGAGGTGCCTCTTTTTTTTATATCTTTGTAATAAGATCATGAGATGATAAATTCCATCCGAACCACAGTACTAGCAATACTCAATAAAAATAACTTTGGGTATGTATCACCGGAAGACTTCAACCTCTTCGCCAAGCAGGCTCAATTAGATATCTTTGAGTCATACTTTCGAAACTATAATAAGGCCATTACGGACGAAAACACAAGGAAGTCCGGGTCGGATATAGGGAACATGTCAAAGATGGCTGCAGAGGCAATTGGTGTATTCACGAGAGAAGAGGTGACTCTTACTAGGGATGTAGACAACAAATATTTTTTACCATCTTTAGCCACAACAGGTGATGACTATTATTACATTAGGTCTATGTCTGTTTTTAACTCTTCGGGAGCATTTTTGTCTTACGCTGAAAGAGTTGAGCTTAGCAAGATAAGAACCTTGCTTGCAAGCCCATTGACATCTCCCACATTGGTTTGGCCATACTATACTCAAGAAGGAGGGAGGGTGGCTATGTATCCGTCTGATATAAACCAAAATGGCTTAGTGAAGTGTACCTATGTCAGGTATCCGAAAGACCCAAAGTGGACTTACACGATTGTTGCAGGAGCTCCGATATTTAACCAATCTGCCGTAGACTATCAAGATATAGAGCTACCTATTGAGGATGAGATAAGATTGGTGGTTAAAATACTCCAATATGCAGGCATATCTATCAGAGAGAATGATGTTTATAGCTTTGCAAAAAGGGAAGAATTAGAAGATAATCAAGGCATGTAATGGCATACATAAATCAATACAAGTACTATGAAAACGAAGGTGTGGTCCCTACTGATGAGAATTGGGGATCATATCAGTATGTTAGTCTGTCTGACATAGTCAACAACTTCTTGCTGATGTATCATGGAGACCATTCGCTCATCAACAATGAGCCAAGGTACAAGATTATATTTCACGCGAAGAGAGCCATACAGGAGCTGAATTACGATGCCTTAAAAGAAATCAAGAGCCTTCAGTTGGAGGTTTCTGACAATTTGATATTCGTACTTCCACCGGACTTTGTGTCTTGGGTTAGGATATCGCTGTATAAGAATGGTGCCTTACTTCCGCTGAACGAAAACACCCAAGTGAATACGGCAAAGACGTACCTCCAAGATAGTTCCGGCGGATTTATCTATGACTCAAACGGAAACGTTGTGAATCCTAGATTTTCTGAATTGGACTTGGATAGATTAGATGGAAAACTACTGACTCCATACATCAACCCGAATAGTCCATACAACGGATATTTGGGGTGGTTCATCGATGGGGAATGGTATTTCAGATATGAGGTCGGCGGTGATTTTGGTATCGATGCGTCTACTGCTAATGTTAATCCAACTTTTAGGGTTGACAAAAGATCGGGTGTCATAAACTTTGACTCGCGCATGCAAGGTGAGCAATGTGTTTTAGAGTACATTTCCGATGGCATGGAGAATGGGCAGGAGTCGCAGATCATGGTCAACAAGCTTTTTGAAGCGTATGTGTATGCGTATATTGAGAAGGAGATGTTAGACAGCAAGCTGAATGTTCAAGAGTATATCGTGAACAGAAAGAGGAAGAAAGCGAAAGCATTGTTGAATAACGCCAAGATAAGGCTCAGCAGAATGCATCCGGGCAGACTATTGATGCCATTGAGAGGTCAAAGCAATTGGATTAAATAATGGCCAAGAACGGTAGACATTTTATAAAAGGCAGAATGAATAAGTCTGTCGATGAGAGGCTTATACCAAATGGAGAGTACGTTGACGCTCTTAATGTTAGAACAGGGGCCACGGAGGAGTCTGAGATTGGGGCTGTTGAGAATACCTTGGGTAACTTAAAGTTGACGACCCTTTCTTACGATGGTATACCTCTTAGTCCTAGCGCTGTATGTATTGGGGCTACGGCTGAGTCTGAGACCAATCGGATATTTTGGTTTGTGCATGACCCCGATTGGAATACACTAGGCAATAATCCGCTTGATTTGGTAGTTTCATATGATACTACCGATGGATCTATTTCGTACCATGTCATCTCCGTTTCTGTACTGAATTTTGACCCTAATTACTTTATTACAGGGGTAAACATACTTGACGATTTCTTGCTTTGGACCGACAACCTTAATCAGCCTCGCTGCATTAACGTTAAGAGAAGTTATGGTAAGCCGGCCAAGATCATCATCAATTACGTTGATACAATAACCGATGAGGATTTGTTGGTGATAAAAAGGCCACCAATTGGGTCTCCGTCTATAAAAAACTTGACATCGGGTTCGGGGAATAGGTATCTGAGTGAGAAGTTCATTTGCTTTGCGTATCGGTATAGATATGCAGATGGAGAGTATTCTGCGACATCACAATTCTCTGAGCCGGCGTTCGTGCCGGGGGCGTTTAACGTAGACCTCGTTACAGGTCTCAATACCGGCATGATTAACTCGATAAACTCGTGCGAAATAACTTACAATTCGGGAAGCCGCTTGGTGGTTGGTATAGACATCCTGTTTAAGGACATGGAGTCGGGCACAATAAATGTGATCGACAAGCTAGACAAGAGCAATCTAGGTCTTGTTGATAATACGGATTACAAGTATGTTTTCAACAATAGCAAGTCTCTTACCGTTCTCCCAATACAAGAGATATCAAGGTTGTACGACAATGTTCCGATAAAGGCGAAGGCTCAAACGATAATGGACAATCGATTGATGTACGGTAATTACGTTGAGGGCTTTGATTTGGTTGATTCATCGGGATACAAGTTGAGGTCAGAATTTGACATATCTCTTATTTCAACTGAAATAGATGAAGAATCTATTTCGTCAAGACTAGATGACGCCACATATACAATAGACACACCGAAGACGGTAACAGATGGTATTGTTTATTTCGATCTAAGCGGGCTTAGTCTTATTAAAGGTGCCGGAGTATCTTTTGAGGTGGTTCTTTCTCATGACTCTTTTACTACATCGGGAATACCCAATCCAACAGCCACAAACAATGGTATAATCTTCTCACTTACATATATCCTACCGAGAGATTACACTAGTGTGTACGACTTAGCAACTAGTGCTGAGTTCTTAGAAACCATAGGTACTGCTGCGAATATTCAAACTGTAGCGAATTCATGTTCCGGTTTTACTGAAACAGATGAATACAATTGTGCATTTGACTTTAGCTTGAATGCACTAGACAAGTCTTCGAGCGGTATAAACTTCTCATCAGAACCTATAAGGGTACTGTCGTCAACATCTAGCAATGAGATAGGGTTTCAATTCCCTGCAATGAGATATGATGATGGTGGATCAAATTATGCGTATGAGTACTTGGCACCAACATCGGTAAATGCGGTGTATCGCCCAATAGCAATCGCGACTAGCCTGCATAGCAGTATGGGGTATGAGGTTGGTATAATTTACATGGATGAATTCGGCAGATCCACTACCGTTATTACTAGCCCTGACAACAATGTTTTTGTTGGTGCAGAAGGATCTGTTACAAGAAATCGAATTCGTGTAACAATACCATCTCAGCAGAGGCCACCCGCTTTTGCGTCACACTATAAGTTTGCTATAAAGCCCGAAAAGGAAACATATAACACGATATACTCTGCTGCATTCTTTGAGGTGGATGCATTCTGTTGGGTTAAATTAGAGGGGGAGAACATAAGGAAGGTTGAAGAGGGCGACAAGCTGATAGTAAAAGCTGACACTTCGGGGCCACTAAATAGGTATGTGGAGGTTTCTGTTTTAGAAAAATCCGTAAAAACTGCGGGCTTTATACCATCAGCAACTGAGGGTACTTACATGAAGATACCTTCAAATGACTTTTCTGTCTCCGGCCAAAGTCGTCAGAGGATATATTACGGCCAAAAAACAGACTCAGTCCAAGGTGATGATTGGCCTGTTGTGAGATATGAGGTTCAAGTTGAGGATCCAAATGCCACATCAGCAACAGACCCATGGATAGATTATTCAATACCCGAAGGCGCGACTATTTCGATTAGCGTAAACGCAGACCGAGAGGGGAGAGGTTGTTCGTGGTCTTGCAACACTAAGTCGGGTGTTTCAAATATAACGGCCACCGCAAAGAGGGATTACTCAGACTTTAAATCTTGGTTTGATTCAGAGGGTATTGCGTCACTTATATCTAGCGCACTTGATTCTTCATCGTTTTGTGGAGGCTCTCCTGTAGTGATAGATTATGACCCAACGGTTATATCAATGTCATCCTTGGGTGCGGGTTGCGATGATATTAAATCCGTGCTACCACAGGGGGATAATGAGAGTATCTTTTTAAGGTTTGTTGACGATGACGACTGTCCAACTAGGGCGAGTAAGAGGTATTTGTGTGCTATTGGTATGAGGGCGTGTTATCGTAAGAAGGAGTCAGTTGTAAGGCTGAATATTGTTGTGTACAGAGATAGTTTTGCAGATCTGATATTCGAAACAGAACCAAAGGATGCCTTACCCGATGTTTGGTATGAGTCATCAGATTCTTATGAAATATCCGGAGGAAACCACCTAGGAAACGTTCAAGATCAGAATGTAAGCACAGGAGTTCCTGCGATCATAGATACGGCTTTTTTCAACTGCTATAGTTTTGGAAACGGCGCTGAGAGTTACAAAATACAGGATTCCATTATTGGTAAGTCAATGCTTTTGGGCAATAGAGTCACTAGCGTTGCTGCCCAAGAGTATGGGCAGGCCCATAGGTATGCTGATATAACGTACAGCGGAATATACAACGATGAGACCAATGTTAATAAGTTAAATGAGTTCAATGCAAGCTTGCTAAACTTCAAGGATTTAGAGGACTCGTTCGGACCTGTTCAAGTATTGGATGGAATGGATACCAACATCTTGGTTCTTCAAGAGGATATGATTTCGTATGTTCTAGTAAACAAGAACCTCTTGTCCGATGCTGTCGGCGGAGGAGCGGTCACATCCGTTCCCGAGGTATTGGGAACTCAGATAGCTAGAAAGGAAGAGTATGGCATAAGCAACAATCCCGAGTCTTACGCCAAGTATGGGGCATTGCGTTGGTTTACTGATGAAAAAAGAAGTGCCGTTATAATGCTTACAGGTGGAGGGGTGCCAAATGAATCCCTAAGAGATATCACAGGGTTAATGGACTCTTGGTTTAGAGACACCTTCATAAGCAATTCGGGTACATTCAAGCTTGGCGGATACGATCCATATAACGATGAATACGTTCTGCACATTTCCGACAAGGTAATACCTGTAGAAGATGAGTGTGAACCATGTGGATTCACGAAAGGAGTAACCGTTGACGAATCTACATCATACTCTGATTGCATTGATTTGGGAGAAACTGTTGGTGACTCTTATGTTGATTATAACATCGTGAGCACCACAGGGTCTGTGAATATAACGGTGAACTACAATGGCACCAACTACTCTAGTGGTCCTGTAAGTACTTCGGGGTCACTTAACTTCCCGAAAGGTGTTGTTGGTATCACATCTGCAGACATTACGGTGTCGGCTGTGTCCGGGGAAACAAATATCATTTTAACAGTTAGATGTCCCGAAGCTCAAGAGATTAACATCATCCAAGTGACGCTATCTAGCTCGGCCGTATTCAATCAAAAGATACACAACCAATACAGGTGGACTGATGGGTCATTTATCTCTCCATTACATTCCACGCAAGTGCAGATGGCTCTAGGCACGACCGCGTATGTCGTTTCTCAGTTCGAGTGGTTCTCGGGACCACAAGGTGGAGGATACATACCTGCAGATGGAGCCGTTGTTTCAATGATATCTAAGAAGATCGTTCAAGATGGGGATGACCTTATCTTTGACGCATCGAGAGATGGATTCAGATATCTAAGATCAAATACGCTTTACTCGAACACACCCGGCGGAATAGCCGCTCTGTTGGCTGCTTCATCTGCCGCTACACCAATAACAGGTAGTGACCCCGAATTCAAGGCGTCATTCACAATGCCGTCAACAAATGACCACTACCTGTACCTCATATACGACTATGTTCGTGACTATCAAATAACGCTATGTCAGAGTTTGACCGATGACGAGGATGCATGCTTTGGATGTCAAGGCACCGAGCTTATTGAAGTAACGCAATGCCGCGAGGATGGTGTTGTTGAAACTAGGGTTGTACCGAGAGCATTCGGTGTAAACCTTGGCGAGTTTGTGAAGCTCCTCGCATTTGACCCCGAATGCGTGTTTGAGGTTACTGCATTGGATGTTGGAGGCGTTGCTACAGCCGAGATATCGGGTGTTGCGTTTGTTGAAAGTTGTGACGATGTTTGCGGGTATTATGAAGTAAGCAACCCTACGGCCGGATCACTCAATATTGCATTCGTAGATTGTGACGACATTGCTCAGACATTTACGCTTATATCCGGCCAAACTACGAGCTACTGTATAAAATCCCTCTCATCAATTGATGCGGGTCTGACAATAACTTTAACTAGCTGCGACTGTCCATAATGGCAACACAAGGAACATTTTACATAGACAATCCCGATTTCGCATTGGCATATGCGGTCTACACCGACTCTACTTTAACCACTCCGGCACCCGATGGATGGTATTCATTCAATGGAGTCGTAAGGAGGCAAGTGGGCGGTGTTTTGGCCGCTGTTGCCCCCTGCGATACACTTAGTCAAGAGTGTATTTTCTCTGTATCCACATCTGTGTTTAGAGGGATATACAATATGACTGTTGGACTAGGGAATGACCCTAGTTTGTATACAGGTGCGGTGTTGATATTCTTCAACCCAAACAATGTGGCGAATGGGATAAAAGCGTCATATGGGGGAAACTCATACAACAAACTTACATCCCCTGTTGATGGTTTCCATGGGAGTAGTGCAGGACCAACGACATACACCATCATAGGTAATGATGCCGAGTCCACAGGGGCCTCTCCCGAATACTGCCCAAACCTATCCGTAAACACATCATCTCGTCAGTACGATAGGTACTTCTACAAGGATAACATTGGTTTCGTCTTAGAGGGCGCCCTAGAGTCCTTAGGCATAACAACTAGCATGGTTAGTTTGTCGTCAGGCGTTTCGCCCGGGTCGTGCTTAATGGTGATACCAAGAACAAACGTGTACTACCCATCCGTAACAGTTAGCGTTTTGGCTTGTTGCGAAATATCCGAGTGGGATATCGAGGTTAGGTGCCCGGTGAAACTAACAGGATTTGACGCATCTGATGTTGGTGGTACTTGTGCATCTTCAACATACCCAAACACGTTCTACAATGCTCCTGTTGACGGATCTAGCTTTGGCGACCCATCTTTGTACGACTTCATATTCTTGGACGAGTATGGCGAAACAAAGGTTCCTGCAGGAGATTACAAGTTGGATTTGACGCCAACTAAGAAGGTGATAATCGTGGATGCGAACGGAGTGATAACAGGTATAGCAAATTGCCCATAATGGAGTCATATACACTTACATACAGCACCATAACAGATGGTTGGCCATCGTTCTATTCATACGAGCCCGAAGCGATCGTGAACTTGAATCAGTACATGTACACTTTCAAGGGTGGAAACTTGTACAGACACAATGTGAATCCTGTCAGAAATGAATACTACGGTACACAATTTTCGTCAAAAATGACTAGTGTATTCAATGAAATGCCTACCGCGAACAAGCTTTACAAGGCTATGGGTTTACACTCTACGGACTCATGGGATATGACCATGGAGACAGATATCAGTTCTACCGGGGAGATATCATCTGTGTTTTTTGAGAAAAAAGAAGGTGTTTGGTTTTCGTTCATAAGGAATTCTTCGGATGTCCCTTCAAACCTGTCAGACTATCAACTCAGAATTGCCGTTGGTATAGCAAACAGCACATCGGTGAACACGGCTGTGCCCACGGATACCATAATCAATTTCGATTCGGGTCAGTTCACATATGTTAGTGTAGGTTCGATCATAAGTGTTGGTGACTACATGTACTTCAACTCACTCGGAACGCCTGTTCTATGTGGCGTTGTTACGAATGTAGAGGTAGACATACCAAATGGTATCAACAGGGTACGAATAAATACCACAATCCCATCAACCACACCAATCCCTAGCAATGTTGAATTCTTTTTGTTTGTCAAGTCGGGAAATATAGAAAACGCATCAATATTAGGTCACTACATGGTGTTCACCATGGAGAACTCATCTACGTCAAAAGTTGAATTATTTTCAGTTGAAACAGACGTTATGAATAGTTACCCATAATTAGGTATCTTTGTGACAATGAGCATGGTGTGCATTCCCTTAGAGTATAAAGATTACGACCTTATTCTTACGCCATGGTGGAATTCTTGGGGTTGGATTACTCCTCCATCTAGAGATATTTTGCCCGAAAACGGAGTGGGTGGTATGATAGTTTTTGACGGAGAAACACCTGTATGTGCGGGATACATATATGACACCAATTCAAAAATCTGTTGGATAAATTGGGTGGTATCAAACAAACACTACAGGAAGAAACCAAATAGAAGTCAAGCCTTTTCAATGCTGATTAAGAACTTGGAAAGAGAGGCTTTTGCAAGGGGATACAAAGCATGTTATTTCGCATCAAACTCAAGAGTTCTTAATGGTAGGTTGGAGAGGGAAGGATTCTTGAGAGGTAGTTCAACACAAGAATTGATAAAATCATGGGATTAGAAACAGCCGCAATCGCAGCAATAGGGTCTGCCGCCGTAAAAGCAATAGGCGCAGGCATGTCTTTCAAACAGGCATCAGAACAGCAAAGACTTATGCGGGAGGCGCAGGCCTCAGCCGCAAAAGCAATAGCTCAAGCAAGGGGTGAGTTAAGCACCAATTATATGGCAGGACTTTCTATAGCCATGGAGCCATACGACTTGGAGCGTGAAGCCATGATACAGTCTGCCGCTCAAGCCATTGAGGCTGCTAGAGAATCGGATAGGGGTATCGGATCTATACCTCTTATTCAGAGACAAGCTCAAGAGGCTCAAAGAAGAACTAGGGCTGACATGGCTGCTGAGATGCAGCGACTAAATCAAGTTGCCGCCACGGAGGAATCTAGATTAGCAGCGGCTAGGTCTAGGATCAATCAGATTGAAGCGATGGGGGCTCAAGAGGCTGCTGCATATAGGGAGAATGCGTACAACGTATACATGAATCAAATGCTAAAACAGATGGGTGGCGCAGCACAGGACATGTTGGGGCTTATACCAACAAACTACAATCTACCTGAGGAGGATTCATCTAGTAAGACCAACACAATAAACGAACAACACAACAATGGCTAATAGTTTTTTCGGTTGGAAAGAAAGGGATCTTGACCGACTTATAGATTGGTCCTCTGTAACTGATTCCGTATCAAAATCCATAAAGGATGAAGCCTCTGCAAGGGAGAAGCAAAAAGCTGAACTTAGAAAGTCATCTGATGATTATGTGCAGAAGGTTTCCTCTATCGAGTTAGGAGATGACGTAGATGCTAATCAAGCGATAATGAATGCATCAAATCAGCTTTCTCAAGGCATGTTGATGCTGAATAAACTTCTCAACGCAGGGGATATAACCATTCAAGATTACACGAGTCGCCGTCAGAAACTATTCGATGGTGCCGATGGTGTTATAAATGCGTTTAAAGGTTACAATGAGCTGTACTCAAAAAAGCTAGAGAGGAGTATTAATAATAAAAGCATGGGTTTTGAATCCTTCTTGATGGAGGGTGTTGAAGGTTACACCGATTTCAAAAACATGCGCGTATACGTCAACCCTCTCAACAGTCAAGTTGGTGTCGCCAAGTTCAAGAAGAACGAAAAAACAGGCGAGATGGAGGTAGATACATCTCCGGGTAACATCATGCCTATGAACGTGATGAACAACATATTGAAGACTGAGTACGACAAATATGATTTTGATGCCGTGCTGAGTAGTGGCGCAGATAGACTTGGAAAGGAAATAATCAAGCAGATTTCGGGAGGCTACTTTGAAACCGTGGAGGATGTCATGGAAAAAGAGGATTTCGAGAAATCTGAGAAGCTTTTTATTGAAAGCATGCTATCCAATCCATACAATGCCTCTGATATTCTTTATAATGCTTTGGGGTACTCATTCACTTGGGACCCGGAAGAGGCTAAGAAGGATAAGAAGAAGATATTGGTTGGGTATGATCCGAACGGAAACCCTGTTCCGAAGATTGACCCTGATCAGAAGAAGGAGGCCGAAGACGCGATGAGGGAAAGGTTTAGAACAATGCTAGATCGAAGCATTAAGAAGGATTCTATACCTAAGTACAACTACTCGGGTGGCCGTACTACAAAAACACCACCTACCACCACTAAGAGTTATGGTGAAATGACAGACAAAGAGCGCGAGGCATACATTGACGCTCTAACTTCAAAAGGTAGGGGTGTGGTAACTGAGCAGATGAAGGCCCAATTATCTCCTCAAATGATTGACAGAGATCCATCGGTAAGTATCCCTCAACTTCAGACAGCATTGGGTGGATATGCGTCATACTTTGACTTCAAAAAAGACGGAGATAAAATTGTTGTAGTCCCACTTGGTGCAGGTGGTGCGGGATATACCGTTCCAACGCGTAGATTGAAATACTACCCATCTTCCGACAAACAGAACGCGGGTAAGGTTCTTCCGGAATATGAAAGTGTTCAAGAGGAAATGCGCGAAAATCTGAATGGATTGGCAGCCTATATGTCAACATACCTGTCTACAAATGATATTGTGACAGGACTAGGTCTTAATTCAATTAGGGACTTGGATACCGGCGCACAACAAGGCGGTGGTTCGGACGGTGATATATTTGATGAACTTGACGAAATTGTAGCAGAACAATAACATATGCCTAAAAAATATACATACAAAGGAAAGGTGATCAACGAGGTGGATCTCCTGTCAAGATATGGTGGTGAGAAACTCCAAAAGCTTATTGATAATGGTATCATAAAGGAGTACACAGAGGTTGGCGCAATCGCTCCATCAACTGCACCCGAAACGGCAACCGATGGCGGACCGTCTTGGATTTTCAAGGATACAGAGATATCCGAGAAAGTTCTTAGGGATAGGTATGGTGACGAAAAATTCAACGCCCTCGTGAATGGTGGTATTATTAAAAAAAAAGAAGAATCAGTATCACCAAAAAAATCTTCTGTTGGCGAATCACCTTTACCGCAGAAAGAGTCTGTTGGAAAGCCAAAAGAAAAAGAAAAAGAGCCCGAAGTCACATTGGAGTCTTTGGCAAAATTGGGCGTTGGGGAAGAAGAGTTCGCGGATGAGAAGATTCAACGACCGGCACCCGATCGCGGCATAAC